GATGAAGCAAAGACCAGCAGGCAATGCTCAATATTTTGGTCGAGTAGCGGAAGAAATTAGTCCGGTTCAAGGTAGTTTAGATGTACCAGAACGTATGCAAGTTACGGCTAAAAAATCTATTGAAGATGCAAGAAAAGAAGGAAATGTTGTTGCTGAACCTTTTTATAAAGCATCAGAAAGACAATTGGTAGACAATTCAACAATGGTTAGCTTAATGAGCGACCCAGCAATTGAAAAAGCCGTAACAGCGGTAATGAAAGACCCGTTTTACAGGGTAACAAACGCAAATCCAAATTCAATTCAAGTATTTGATGCGGCAAAAAAATATTTAAATGATAAGTCTAGCGAGTTTGCAAGATCAGGCAATAACAATGCGGCAGATGTTGCTTCGGCAGCAGCTAGAACCATTACGTCTAATATTGACGTAATTTCGCCTGCTTACCAACGTGCTAGGGGTATTGTTCAGCAAAACATGACTGATGTTGTTGAACCAATGCAAAAATTGCCGCTTGGTAAAATTGCTGAAACTACTGGATATGGCGAAGATATTGCTGGCGCACAAAGAAATGCGTTAATGCCTACTGACCCAAAATCATTAAGCCCAAACGAAATTCGTAAAACGGTTGATATTTTGAACCGTACAGACCCGACTGTGGCAAAAGATTGGACAAGGCAAAACCTTGAAAGTTTGTTTGCTCAAAACACTCAAAACTTACAAAGCGGCGCAAATCAAGCTGGCGGGGCTAAGTTTATTACTAACGTAGCTGGACAGCCTTGGCAAAGACAAAATTTAGAAGCTTTAATTACCGAATCTGCTGGCCCACAAGCATGGCGAGGTTTCCAAGTGTTTGGCGAAGTCATGGAAGCGCAAGGCAAGCGTCAAGGTCAAGGTTCTTTAACTGCGTCTAACATTGAAGCGCAAAAAGAATTGAAAGGCGGCGGTGTTGTTGGTTTAGCTACCGTACCGTTTAAGCCAAGCACAATTCGTAATTGGCTAGAAGATTTTAGGTATGGCAGAAATACCGATCAACTAGCTAAAATGTTGACCGACCCTGACAGCGTTAATTTGTTTAGACGTTTAGCTAAGAGTGACCCTAAATCTGCTACGACTCAAGCCGTTGTAGATACTTTGGTTGGCGGCAACATTGGCAGTAACCCAGAAATTAAAGAGGAAAAATAATGTCTAGAAACGGGACTGGTACTTATGTTTTGCCTGTAGGAAATCCTGTTGTCCCTAACACAGCGATTACCGTAAGCTGGGCAAACGGTACTTTAAACGATATTGCCAACGCTCTTACTCAATCATTAGCTGCTGACGGTCAAACGCCTGCTACTGGCAGCCTAAACATGAATAGCAACAACATTAATAGTGTTGCTACTTTAAACGCTGTAAATGAAAACGTTAGCGGTACGTCAACGGTTAATAATTTAGCTGTTACGGGAACGGCAACGTTTGGCGGTACTGTTGCTGGAGGAACTTTTGTACTTCCGACTGTAGTTAGTTTGATTGAACCAACAACAGTTTCCGCAACGGCGGCAACAGGCACAATCAATTTTGATGTGATTACACAAGCTATTGTTTACTTTACAAGCAATGCTACAAGCAATTGGACACTTAACATTCGTGGCAATAGCGGCGCAACATTAAATTCCGCAATGTTAATTGGGCAAACACTTTCAATTACATTTTTAGCCACTCAAGGTTCAACTGCTTACTACAACAATGCCGTAACAATTGACGGGGTATCTGTTACTCCAAAATGGCAAGGTGTTGCGCCTAGTTATGGCAATGCAAATTCTGTTGACGCATATACATATTCAATTATAAAAACCGCTAATGCAACGTTTACAGTTCTTGCATCACAAACCAAATTTGCATAAGGACTGACAATGCCACGTTTAGCAAGAATTGGCTCTGCTGCTGCTGGATCGTTTGGGCTTTTCAACTTGCAAGATTATTCAGTTAATTATCTTGCTGTTGCTGGCGGCGGTGGTGGCGGTGGTAATCCTGCGGGTGGAGGAAACGTAAACGCTGGCGGTGGCGGCGGTGCTGGTGGTCTTTTAACAAACACAACAAGTATCAGAACAGGTTTTAGTTACGTTGTTGTAATTGGTGCTGGCGGCGTAGGGAATACAGGCGGCAGTAGTTCAATTGGAAAAGGCGGCAACACTAGTATTTTTAGTATTACAGCTATTGGCGGTGGTAATGGCGGTGGATACATTACAAATAATCCCGGAATTGGCGGTTCAGGCGGTGGCGGCGGTTTGTATGAAGTAGGTGCTGCTGGCACTTCAGGACAAGGTTTTGCAGGTGGTAATGGACAGCTATATGGCCCAGCCGGAGGTGGTGGCGCAAGTGAAGCAGGGCATGATGGTTCTGGTTCAGTTCCGAATGCTGGAGGCGGTGGCGGTAATGGCGCAGCAAGTTCGATTACAGGCAGTTCAATTACATACGCTGGCGGCGGTGCTGGTGCTGCAAGTTTGCAATCAGGCGGTGCTGGAGGCGGTGGCGCATCACAAACTGCTGGGTCTGTAAACACAGGCGGTGGCGGCGGTGGTGGAATAGGTGATGTGGGTACTATTGGTGCAAATGGCGGTTCAGGAATTGCCATTATTAGATATTTGGGTTCTCAACGTGGAACAGGTGGTACTGTAACCAGTTCAGGCGGGTATACCATTCACACATTTACATCTTCTGGGACTTACATTGCTTAACGTCAAAGATTACGGTGCTGTTGGTGATGGTTTAGTTGACGATTCTGCTGCTATTCAGGCGGCAATCAATACTGGACAGCACGTTTACATTCCGACAGGTTACTACCTAATCAATAGCCCTTTGACCTTTAAGCAAGCTGGTCAAATGGTGTCGGGTGATGGGCGTAATCAATCACGTTTAATCGTAAATCCTACGTTTAATTTGTCTGCACAAGGGGTGTTGATTTTTGCATCAGGTGAGGAAGGCGCACAATTAGAAGATTTTGGTATTTACTTTGACCAGCCAGATACGTCTGATCGTACTGCGCTTATTCAATACCCCGTAGCTATATACGCTGCAAATACTGCACGATTTACGCTTACAAGTTTAAAAATTACCAATGCTATGAACGGCATTGATATGACAGGAAATTGCGGTGGTGCATTTATTAACTTGTTGGAAATGTCTGCATACAACACAGGCATTCATATTGACGGGTCTTTAGATACGGTACGCATTAACCAATTTCACTTTTGGTGCTTTAACATGAGTGCCAATCAAATCAATATTTTCTTTGGTTCAGCTAAAGCACTCAATGTTGGTCGGGTTGACGGATTGATGTTATCGGAATTTCTTAATATTTCAAACCTTGGCATAAATATGTACCGTGGTGCAACTGGCGAACCTTGGGTTTACCTGTCTGACTCTGGATTTGATACCTTTAACGCTATTCAAATGTCTTCAGGCTCGTTGCAAGTGGTTAACTCGTACATCACTCTTGCTAACACCCCTGCGTTGCGTGGCGTACACCAAACAGGCGGCATTTTACAGTTTACAAATTGTTACTTTACAAGTGGTCAGACGCAACCGTTTATGTTGCTTGAGAATATGTCTGGTGGGGCATTACAAATTGACAATTGTTACTTTAACTACGCAGGCGGCGCACAAGTATCGTTGGGCGGTAATGCAAATGCCAACTCAATACAAATATCTAATTCTCGATTCCAAGCACAGTCAGGCGCATTTCAATTGTTGGGTGCTGCCGCTGGTACAAACAAAATTCATTTGTCCAACAACGTTATTGAAACTGCCAATGTTGGATACGGTCAGCCAATCGTAGATGTTTATGGTGCTAATCGTGTTTACATGACAGGCAACCGTGTTAATGATGGGCGTGGCAATTTTATTCATATTCAAAACGACAATCCGAATTGGATAAGCGGTAACATTGCATACGGATGGACATACTTGTTTCCATCTGCAAAAATTGGTTTTTACGCAAACAACGTTTGAGGCAGCAAATGGATTGGCAGAACCTAATAAATTTGTGCGGTGGTGCAGCATTAGCCGTAATTGGTTGGTTTGCCCGTCAATTGTGGGATGCTGTTCAAAAGTTAAAGTCTGACATGAGCAAATTGGAACTTTCTATTTCTGACAATTATGTAAAGAAAGACGATTTTAAAGATGGAATTAAAGAACTAAAAGAAATGCTTGGCAAAATATTTGACAAACTTGACGCAAAGGCAGACCGATGATTGATTATTTAAAATCAGAGTGGAAAGCGTTTACAGCGTGGTTGTGGCGCATGGTTGCTAAGTTTTGATGGATAGATGGAAAAACAGACGCAGAATGGCGTGGCTATCTATGCTTGCTGCGCTAGTTTTCCCATTGTTAATTCTAGTGTCTGAAAGCCCCACGTTAGGCACGATTGCTATGCCGTTTTACATTTTTGTATCTGCTGTCGTAGGCTCGTATATGGGTTTTGCTACGATGGATGACAACAATTTTAAAGGCAAATAATGTTTGCTTTATTTCCTAGTGCATTATGGATGAAGCTTGTTGCAATTGCAGCCCTTTGTGCTGCTATGTATTTTATGGGGTATAGCCATGAACACAAGAAATTCGTTGCTTTTAAGGCTGAGATTGCTGCATTGGGCAAAGCACAAGAAACCATTAACGCCGCCAAGGTAAAAGAACATGAGAATTTATCGGAATCTATCAAGTCGGAATATGATGCTCGTTTGTCTGCTATTCACAATTATTATGCTGACAGGGTGCAGTCAGATACCAGTAGCCGTAACGTGCCCTCCGTTTCCAAGCCCTCCGTCTGTCCTAATGTCTGCGCCCCCGACACAGGATTTATTAGACGCTGCGCTCAAACTACCCTCCAGTTAACAGAATTACAACGATGGGTTCAAAGCGTGACTAAATGAAAGTGGCTGATCGAATAACAATTATTTGCTGCATTTCTTTGGCTATTGTTTTGTTGTCTACCGTTGTTGTTGTGCTAATCGGTCTGTTTGACGAAAAAGTAGACAACCATGAAATTTTTAAATTGATTAACCCAGCTTTCAACATGATTGTTGGTGCTTTTGTTGGCACTATTGCTGGAATTAAAATAGGAAAAGACGATGCTAAGTAATTGGGAAAAATCATTTGAATTGATGCTGAAATCCGAAGGCGGCTATTCTGATGACCAGCGAGATTCAGGCAACCATCTTCCTGATGGTCGATTAGGCTCAACTATGCTTGGCGTAACTCAGTACAACTGGGAAAACTGGATTGGACACGAAGTTACGCAAGAGCAGATGAAGAAGCTAACGCCTGAAGACGTTAAGCCGTTCTACAAAAAAAAGTTTTGGGACGTTTGCAAATGTGACGATATGCCCAGCGGCATTGATTATTTGGTGTTTGATTTTGCCGTGAACGCAGGCTGTGGCGGCTCTGCAAAGGTCTTGCAACGTGCTGTTGGCGTAGTGCCTGATGGTGGCATTGGCCCGATTACCCTAGCCGCTGTAAACAAGCATGATGCTGCTGAACTGATTGAAAAGTTTAGCGAAGCAAAAGAAGCCTTTTACCGTAGTCTGTCTAATTTTGACGTATACGGCAAAGGCTGGCTTAATCGTGTTGCCCATGTAAAAGAAGTAGCAAACACGTTAGTGTAAGTAATACCTTGCAAACCGTGTATTTTCGCCCTGAACCATCACGGTTTCAATCTTAAAGCCTTGTTCTTTAAGTTTGTACACAATATCAGCTAGTCGGGTAGCACGATACAGATTGATTGCTTCCCAGCTAGTGATGTGTTTGTGCTTTTTTAAATGCAAATAAACAGAATCAATCTTAGTCATTTTATTTCCTTGAGCAAGAAAATTTAACTACGGTTTTGCCTGAACTTAAATCACCAACAGCTTTAACTCCAGCGTCTTGGCAGGCTTTTTCCGAATCCATTGCAACGCTTGTAATTGCGGGTATTGGATTGCCAATGCTTGAAAAAACTAAAATAATAAGTATCCAGTTCATTGCATCACCTCTGCTTTAGAAATTGTTTCTAGTGCTTTACGCAAACGAACAAGACCTACAAACATAATTACAATTACTTGTTGAGGTGATGTTTCAATGCCAGCTTTAGGAACGGTGGCTTCATCTACAATTTGAGGACAATTGCAGATTTCTTTTAACGCATCAAGCAATTCAGCGTTAACTTCATGCAAGCGGCGAAGTTCTTCGGATGCGTTTTGCAAGTCATAATCTGAAAACCAATCCGTTTCAAGTTCATCTGCCAAGCGCAACGCTTCGGGTTTTGTGTCTGTCATTGCATCACCCACGCCATAAATGGAACAAGCCCAAAAACAGCCGCCAGAAGCGTTAATCCTACGACCCATGCAACGGGTGGTATACGTTCATCAGCCCTCGTGTAGCGGCTATAAACACGCATTGAACGTGGTGTACGACCTGTCCAGTTAGAATCACCAAGGTCTGTCAGAAAAGGCCAGTTATTTTTATTCATTTCCGTCTTCCTCATTAGCTGTGATTTTTTCAATATGGTTAATGTCAATAAAATGTGTGTACATTGGCACAGCACAAATCAGCACATCGTCACGGTCAATTTTGATAAACGGTTCGCCGTTAGAATCCAGTTTTACACCGTCTGCAAACTGATCCATTAATTCAGCAATTTTTTTGTCTGATAACTCAAGGCTTAATTCACGCATTAACTGGCGTTTGCCTTCGTCTGTAAGCTGATGGTATGAATATTTCATTTATGCACCTGTATTTGTTTAATGGCGTTAATGCCATGACTAGATATTAAGCTAACTTAACAAGCAATGCAACAATATTTTACAGGGACAAACCCTAATATGTTGTATTTTTGTTAAGGTGCGGGTACTCACCGAACTAGGAGTGTGAGGGACACTAGCTTTCCCCGCTAAGACAGTTTACTGGAAAGTCATGCGTTTGTACGCTTGTCGAGTGCGTTCAACGTCACCTTCGCAATATTGGGCAATTTCCTCAATGCGCCCAGCTTGGTAAAAATCCCAAACTTTAGACCCGTCCATTTCTTCGCCAATCTCGCTGCCCTTTTGCGGAATGTTGAAGATTTTGCACAGCTTGTCTAACGAAACACGATTGCCATGCCCTGCCCACGCTGTCATGGTGTCAAAAATTGATTCGTCCCAAGGTTTAGCATTGAACGGAATCATCATGGGTGGTTTTACGTTGTTCATGACTGCTCGTTGAAACAAAAACCGCAAGTCAAAACTGACAATGTTGTGACCAATAAAAACGGGTCGTTGTTGTGACGATGGGTTGTAATTGTTTTTAATAGCAAGAAAAAAAATATCTAAAATATCTTTTTCAGCATAAGTACAAATTGACACAGGTGGATGGTCATCAATTGCATACCCAATACAACAAATTTGCCCTAAACCTCCATCAAAAGACGTTTTGCGATATGTAGCATCAAACTCCGTATCTAGCTTTTCAATTTCAGCCTTGACGTATGCCGCAATCTTTTCTTCGTCTTTGTAATTGCTCGGTGCTTTGACTAACAATTTTTGCTTTTCAATGTCAGCCTTAATTACTTCAATGGCTACTGGGTCTTGTGCGGGAATAGTTTCAATATCAAAGTAAATGTTCATTTTTGTACCTGTTTGGCAAGGGTTTTAAGCATTTCAATAGCGTCTTTTACGTCTTGCATGGCTCTAGCATCTAGAACCATGCCCTCGAACCATTGCTGAAGCCGCCAGCTAATTAATATTGCTTCTTCAGTCTGGTTCATGACTATTTCTCTAAAAAGCATTTAATATTTCTTTGTGTCGTTGTTTATGACAAGGCTGGCAAAGCCACATAACGTCCAGCGGTTTGTCATAATTTTCATGATGTGCAAGACTTTTAATTTCACCACATCGAACACATGGCATTGGTTCAAGTTCACCATTTTTAATTGCTTTAGCAACTGCGTTATGACATTTGCTTCTTCGTTTGTCTGCAAGCCGCCATTCTTGGTTGACCCGCAAAGCCAATTTAATTCTGGCTGGTAATTTTGCTCTGCGCCTGTCATATTCTCTTACCTTTTCAATGTTTTTTAATCTATGCTCAAGCACATCTTGTTTGTTGCACTCTTTGCATTTATTTACATGACCATCAAGCATCATTGAATGTTTGTAAAAATCTTCCAATGGCTTGACGGTTTTGCATTTAAAACACGTTTTAGAACGAATCATGTTGTACCCCTTTGCATGGAATACAACCATTATAGACCCGTTCTAGTTAAAAGGTACGTCAGAATCTAAATCATCCAAAGGAACGGTATTGCCTTCTTTGATTTGACGGTACGCATCAGGACGTTCATTACTAGCAGCAGCACTTTCTGTTTTGCCGCCTAACATCTGCATCTGGTCAGCAACAACTTCGGTGGTGTACTGGTCAACACCATCTTTGTTTTGCCATTTGCGTGTCACCATGCGTCCAGCAATGTAGACCTGTGTACCTTTTTTAAGGTAATCACCACAGATTGAGGCAAGCTTTTTAAACGCCACAATACGTACCCATTCTGTTGTTTCTTTTTCTTGATATTTAGAACCAACAGCAATACTAAAGTTGGCTACAGCGTCACCAGCAGCAGAGAAACGTAACTCTGGGTCTTTGCCAAGTCTGCCAATAAACTCACAGCGGTTTAAGTCGTTAGCCATTATTTGTTCTCCAATTGAACTTTGATACCGTCATACATCATTTTGAGAACTTCTTTTTGCTCAGTAGGCGCAAGTTTGTACCATTTGGCAAAACACGCTTTTAAACTGTCCAAATCAGCCTTTGCAGCTATTTCGTCAACGGCAGCTTCTATATCTATCAACGTAACAACAGGCGGTTTTGGGGCTACTTGATGCGTTTGAGCGTCTGCATCGTTATCGCCCTCAGTAGGGATACAAAAAGATTGCATACAAGCGTATTTGTACGCAGCAGACATAGCTTTGTTTGTAGCTTTATCGCCACTATCCATAGCTTCGCCAAACGTTTTAATTGTGTGTTTGCTACCGTCTGCTGCAACAAGGTCAAATTCAACTTCAACGGTAATGTAAAACAATGCGCCGCCAGCTTTGCTTTGACGTTCTACTGATTTTCTTTTTAACACTCTAGGTAGTATGCACAAACCATGCTTTGCTAAGAATGGGGCAAGAGCGTTATACACATCGTCAATACCTCGAAAAGCGTATCCCGAACCTTGTGTGTTTTTACGGTCTTTTGAAATGCCTTGTGCTGAAAGGTCTTTTTGTACTGCGGAAATTGCCTGATAAACGTTCATTTATGCACCTGTATGATTTCCTGACGAGTTGCCAGTAAACGTATATTAAGCCATCTAAACAGACTTGTCAAATTAAAAGAATAATATGTTAAGATAGCTGCATGAATACAACAGACATTATCCAATTTCTTGGTGGCACATTTGCCGTAGCTAAGATGTGCAAGGTTAGCCCTCCAGCCGTAAGTCAATGGAGAACTAACGGCATTCCTAAAGACAAACTTGTGATGGTTGCTGGCGAACTAGAAAAGAAGTCTGACGGTAAATTTAGTCGTAAAGAAATTGAAAATTGGAAGCAAATATGGCCCGAATTACGATAGACTGATTGTGCCTTTAGCAAGCATGAAACGTAACAATGATAAGGGTCGTGTTTCGCCAGCCTAGCTTCAGGGCTTGACACACCGGAAAGACGGTGGCAGAATTGAATTACTCCTTGGTCGGGGTGATAAACGAAGTAAGGCTTCACATGTTTGCTCAGTAGGTTACTTCACCTACCCGACCAGACTCCCTTAAAAAAGGAGTTGAGCGAACAGGTGAAGCCTTTTTTTTTAAGGTTTGAAATGAAAGTTGATATATGGATGCCTTTATACATTGGCGATTATCTTGCTGATACACAACGGCTGACAACAGAGCAGCATGGTGCTTACTTACTTTTGATTATGGATTATTGGCGGTCAGGAAGACCTCCAGACAACGATCAAGTTTTAGCGCAGATTTGTAAGCTTAGTCCTGATGCTTGGTGCAATGCTAAAGCAATGCTAAAGCAATACTTCAGCATAGAAGATGGTTGCTGGGTTCACAAAAGAATAGAAGCAGAAATACTTGATGCTGCTAAAAACCAAGACAGAAAACACCAAAGAGCAGTAAAAGGCGCAGCAGCTAGGTGGAATAAAGCCACTAATGATGCTTCAAGCAATGCTCAAGCAATGCCTATGCAATGCCCTTCACCTTCACCTTCACCTTCACCTTTACCTTTAACTACAACTACAAAAGAGTTAGCAACTAAAGTTGCCCAAACAAAAACTAGCCAGTTATCTAAGGATTGGGTTTTGCCTGACGAATGGGCTATTTGGGCAAAAGATCAAAGACCCGACCTAAACGTAAACCAAGTTGCAGACGGCTTTAAAGATTATTGGATTTCTGAAGCCAAGCGCAAAGCTGATTGGTTTGCAACATGGCGTAATTGGATACGCAAACAACGAGTTGACAAACAATCAGTCGTTTATGAAGCACCGTGGCAAAAAGCCAACAGGTTAAGAGTTGCTGAACTAACGC